GGTCAGATCTTAGTTGATTTATTTCAGAATGTATTCTACCTTTATGAACATAACGTTGAATGGAGTCTATGAATGTTGAATGGAATTTATTTATTTCTCTTGCTTCTCTTATTAGTTGCGCTATCGGGTTATCACAGTTTACTAGCCAATTTTGCGTAAAGCTTGGTTCATCTGATTTTGGTGTCCGTGGGTATTCAACACCTATTCTATCAAAAACTTGTGCAACAGATCGAGCTGCCCAAATATCTACATCTAAAGTAGTTTGTTTTTTTATTTTTTGTAAGACTTCAGATTCTTTCTTCTTAAATTCTTTTTTTAATAATGCAGCCTTTTGTTCATCAACTCTTATTCCTGTTCTTCTCGTTTCAATTAAAATAGGTAGGAGATCCATTTCCATATCCCATACATCATGCAAACTTTGTTTTGTAATCTCTGTTTTAAATCTTTGCCAAAGTCTTAATGTTAGTGCAGCATCTTGTTCTGCATAAAATCCAACATAACCTGCAGGTAATTTCCACAAATCAGCTTTAGGATCTATACCCCACTCTTTTGCTTTTTCATTTAAAAAAGTTTCGTTTTTTATTTCACCTAAATAATCTTTAGCACATGCATTTAAACTAAAACTATATCTGTTTTCATTTATTAAAGCTGCAGCAATCATGGTATCGACTATTTTACCTCTTATTTCAAAACCATTTACAAGTAACCAACCCACATCATAACTTGCATTATGAAATATTTTAGTTGCATCTGTTTTTAATATGTCTTGCATCCATGCAGTTGTGATTGCTAAATCCATGTTTCCACCTGCATCATGTTGTATTGGAAAATACCATTGTTGACCAAGCGCAGCTACAGCAAAACCAACAATTCCTCCGTCAAAGGTTGCCCAACCAGGGCCTTTTGTTTTTATATTTGGATCTTTGGTTTCAAGATCGATAGCTATTTCTGTTGCTTTAGATAGGTCAGGATATTCTGCAGGACAAATCCAATCAGAATCATTATAAATAAAATTAAGTTGGTGAGTCATTTATTAGTCTAAAAAAAGTTGTATATGGATTTATATCTATATCTTTTACGCACCCTGCAAGGATCATAGCAATAATAATTATAAATATTATTCGGATCATATTTCATTGTTTCTTTCTACTTAAACCAATATCATCAATTGATACTATTTTTTTAGGAGGTATTCCCATTTCAAACAATGCGCAGTCAGCACAATAATAATCTAGATTATAAACAATAACAGCCACAATATTTTGACAGTTCTCACACATAACTAATTTATTTTTTTTTCTTGGCATCTTTTAATTTTTTTATTTCTAAATCACAATAGTGTTTAATTTTTTCTAAATCTTCTATGCCATTTTTATACTTGTACCTGCAAACGTATTTTATAACATTGCCTTGAAAAAAAGTTAGATCGTTTTTTGCAATAAACTCGTAAGGTTGAATCTCAAAAAATTTATAATGAGATCCTCCAATCTGCTTATCTTGTGGGAAAGCATCATCAAATAAATCTTTATGTGTCATTTTATAATTTAAAACCTTTCAAAACTGCTAATTTTTCTTCAGCGTTAGTAATTTTTTCTATAAGTTTATCAATTTCATCAATATGTTGTGGATGCTCTCCTATTCCAACAGGTTTCTCTAAATAAATTTTTATGGTTGCTTCAGCTTCAGATATTTGTGCAATATATCTATCTTCCAAAGCATCTAATATTAATTTCCTAAACATAGTTTGCCTCATATTGTTTAAAATATTTTCCTAATGGAAAATTGTATTGATGATAAGTTCCTAATAAATGTAATGTTTGTTTTGATCTTGTTGCTCCCGTATACCAAACTCTTAATTCTTTTATTTTTTCTGCAAGGTTTTTTTTATCAAAATGTGATGGGAAGTTACACTTACTTGCTAAAACAACGTTATCTGCTTCACCACCCTTAACTTGATGTATTGTGTCAATAATAATTTTAGGAGGTTGAGTTAGATCCACACCTTCTCCCATAAGTTTTTGAAAGTATTGCTTATCCTTATCCTTAAATTTTCTTTTAAACACTTGATTCCAAAGACCTTTTTCATCTCGCATACCACATCTTAAGTGTAATTCATCAAAAGTAAACACTTGATTTGGGTGGGCAAAACTCCATTTCTTACTATCCTGTGACCGGTATCCGTGGTCTATGTTTAATAAATACTCGTACATGGTAGTAGCTTCATCTCTTGTTATACTTCCACCCTCACAAATTTTGCCCCAATATTGAATGGCATAAAACTGATTCGGATCAAAAGATTTATTATTTTTTTGATCTTGATAATATAATCCAAGATTCTTTGCCTCTTGTTGTAATTCTTTTTTTACATCATTGATTCTAGCTAAAACCATCCAGCTGCCATCCATATCCCACGGCACCTTTTTAAGGCCATTCCATCTATATATTGCACCCTCTTTATCATTAGAATAAAATTCTTTAGGTACTCTGTTATCACCCATTGAGTTCAGCAAACATTTAGAAAAGAAATGTATATTTTTATTTAATCTGACAGATTTTTTTAATACCAAAGACCTGCCAGGAAAAGTTTGAAACAAAGTAACATCAGCACCATTCCATTCATAAATAGCTTGATCGTCATCTCCTGCAATATAAACTCGCTCAACACCTTCTGACATTTTTACAACCATATCCCACTGTAAAGGTGTTAAATCTTGAGCTTCATCTACCATTAAAACTTTAAAAGGAACTATCAAACCATCATCAATAAATTTCTGAACCATGTCAGTAAAATCTAATCGATCCGGTGTCCGGTTTCCGTTCTCCATTTCCATAGTTTTAAATTCTTCATAACCTGCAATAATTGATTTAAATTGTTGTAACCTGACAGATTTTCTTGGTTGTTGTTTGTAAAGCCACACAGGATCTACTTTCATGTTTCTTGCTCTGTCATAAATTTGCAGGGACCAATTGTTGTAGACTTTTTGATCATCGTGGCCCTCTTTGAAATTAACTTTTATAGTTCCGTATTGTGTATGAAACATTAACATGTCTGCCTTTGGATCAAGCACAGGAATCTCGGCAAACTGTTGTCTAGCTAAAGAGTGTAATGTTCTAAAATATTTAAAAGCATCTTCATCATAACCCTTAAATTTTTGTCTTACTCTTGTTACACATTCATTTACAGCTTTGTTTGTAAATGAAACATAACAAATTTCATCTGGAGAATATCCTTTTTCCAAATAACGTTTAACACGTTTCAAAAGGTTTTCAGTTTTTCCTGTGCCTGGTGGTCCAAAGATCTTAATTGTCTTCCCACGCAGCCTTTGCTTTAACGAATTTGACATCTTTATTTTTATGCTCATTTTGTTTTGGTAAAGTCACGACCCAATGTCGAGATTGAATTCCCTTAAACTTGGCTTTGGGTTTAGCTCCACCTTGTTCTAAAAATCTTGTACACTCTTTTTCATTCCAATTGTAACTCATTTTTTTCATAAAAGCTCTAAACGTTTCTAATTTAAATCTCATTTCAGATTCATCACGCCAAATATTACCACTATCTATTTGATCAAATTCTGTTGTGTCCTCAACATCCTCAAGGAATCTAGCCATTCTAGAATTAAATACATCACTACTTTCCTCTCCAGCATCAAAGCCCTCCATATCTTGTTTGTTAGAAATTAATTCTTCTAACCAATCTCTATATGGATCTGGATCTCTTTTTGTTGGTTTTAATGCTCTCCAAACAATATCAAAATTTAATAATTGTTCTCCTAATAATTGTTGTTGATATAATTGTTTTGTGCTTAACCTAATTGATTTACCTTGAATTGGAAGAATCCAATAAGGTTCCGGATATGAATTAACTTTTATAAGTTTACCTACTTCTGGTAAAGCTTCATTAGCTCCAATCCCAAGTTTACGCTTAACGCATTCAGATGATACACAGTGCATTCTAGCGATTGACGTTTTACATTTGTACGCATATTCCTTATTTTCTACACCTTTAAAAATATTTTGCAATTCTTTTGGGTGTAATGATTCTGAACAAACTTTAGTCATCATATTTCTAGTCCAATCCTCATACATAACTGGATCTGGATTAATTTTTTTAGCTAATACAGCAACATTAAACATAGCATCATTTCTACCTTCTCCTTTTACGACTTTGTTTTTCATAAAATTAACAACACAAGGAGGATAATCTTTGGTTTCATCATCTTGAAATATTTTTAATTTTTTAAAATTTGCAGGTGTGAGTTTAAATTTTTTTACAAATTCATAAAGTTCTTCAAGTTTAATTGAGTTACATTCATCGTCCATTGCAACTCTAGTAGTCATATTAAATTTTTGATAAGGCAAATTTACAAAATTACCTTTTCTTTTTTCATCCCAGTTTTCAGGAGTTAGATCTACTTCATCCTGCGCAGGAAAAATATCTGTTGTGGTATCATTGATTCCTAGATCTGACGCTAGTTCTATTAATTTTTTTCGCATTGAAGATGCAGCAACTACACCTTCAATAAATAATATTAAATGGAGTCCGTTGGATTTTGATCTGAACGGTACGAGTGGATATTTTCTTTTCCGTATAATCGATATAATTTCTTGATGCTGTATATTATAACGATCAACATCGATGACCCCCCAACTGCATGTATTATCATCTCGAATGGGTACTGATCCATAGTAAGCTTCTCCTTGTAAATGTTGTTTCCAATGTTCTATTGTGATTGGTTTAGGTTCAACCCAATGTTTGAATTCTGCCTTACCCTTCGAGTTTTTCTTGCCCGTTGGTTTGGAAACACCAAAATATGTAGTAGAGCCCTGGAAGAGTTCTATAAACTCCCCCAGGGTTTTGTCAAGTAGTT